CCTCTGGATCATGATTAGCACATGACTTAGAACAATATGTTCTCTTGTTCCTTAAATAAAACGATATAACAAATGTCTTCTGACATGTCTTGCATACCTTCTCTACCGTATCTGGATTTGTCTTTGGTCTTGCCATAAATATACTTTTGTTCCTATATAGTGACAACATTATCAAATGATCAATATAATGTCAACATTTTATATTATCCGTGTATTTATATTTAGTTAACAATTTGAAATTCCATATAACTTGGATATTTTATAAAGTTGTAACTAACTATATAACTTATGGCTGATTTACTAACGAACCAAGAAATATTCTTTACGGTATGGGAACCGAAAACGAAGAACAGGTTTATAATGTACATTGATGGTATCCCAACATACCTCATCCGAAAAACAGATCGTCCAAAATGGACACAAGAACGAAAACCAATCGATTATATTAACTTACAACGTTACTATAAAGGTAAAACAATATGGGAACAAATTGTAATAGAATTGTATGATCCAATTGTACCTTCAGCTGCTCAAACTGTATTTGAATGGTTTAGATTATCACACGAGTCAGTCACGGGGAGAGATGGCTACATGGACTTCTATAAGAAAGAAGTGACTATTGATGTACTAGGACCAGTCGGAGATAAAGTCGAAGAATGGACTCTAAAAGGTGCATTCCCAGTATCATTCGATGGTGGAGATCTAAATTGGACTGATACAGGCGATCCAGTTATTGTAACTTTAACGCTAAGCTACGATTATGCTGTACTTCAATTTTGATGTATATCTTGTTTATTTTCAACGACTTACAAAGGACAATACTGCTTAATCATACAATAAAGTAAATCAAAGCTTGACGTTTCGATAATCTCTGCTATATTTATACGAGTATAGCGGAGATTTTTTATGACAACATGTATTATCTGTAAAAAAGAGTTTAAAAATGGTGGAGTGATGGCAAGACATATTATCGTTAACCATCAAATGACATATCGTGAGTATTATCACAAATATATTTTACAATCCGATTCTATTCCAAAATGTGAATGTGGGTGTGGTGCTGAGATGACTTGGACATCTATGGAATATAGAAAGTTTGCCAAGGGTCATTATAGTCGTGTTCATAATAATTGGGGCCATAATCCAAAGGCGATAGAAAAATCAGCTGAAACCAGGAGACAACAATATGCTTCTGGAGAACGTAAAGTGTGGAATGATGGATTGACCAAGGATATAAATGAAAGTGTAAAATTAAATGGCGAATTAAGAGCTAAAGCATATACTCCTGATATTAAAAAAGAATATGCTTCCAGAATGAGTAAGAATAGATTAGATGGAACGGTCCCTACTTTACACGGTCCAGATCATTCTCAATGGAAGGGTGGAGTATCTGAGATTAATGTATTAGCAAGATCTAGAGTTAAGTTATACAAAGAGTGGAAATATCCTATTATGGTAAGAGATGGGTTTAAGTGTGTTAAATGTGGAGAAACAAAACCATTACATGTTCATCATGATAAAGAAGAAATGTGTGAGATTATAGCAAGGCATATTGTTGATGATATAAAACCAAAGACATTTGAAGAGAAAGAGATTATTGCCGATGCTGTGGTAGATTATCATATTAACAATAAAGTATCTGGTATTACATTATGTGGAAAGTGTCATAATGATTTACATCCTTCATTAAATTTTTCTTGACATCTTATAGAATTTGGTTTATACTTATCCACGAAACGATAAATCATATGGATAATGAAGAAATATTAAAATTAATAACTAGCAATAAAGATTCTTTTGTACAAATTATAAAGGCTAAACATAATGAATTTTATAAAAAAATAAATTTTGATTTTACTGGCAAATCTTTTTCAGAAAAACTTTATCGGTATTTACATAAAGATGATATTAGTATTGGCAAATGTAAGCTATGTGGGTTAGATGTTAGATTTGGATCATTCACTGTAGGATTTGTAACATTTTGTTCTAAAAAATGTGCTAATATTAATAATGCGCCGTTAAGAAGCGGGCCGAGACCAATAAACATGGAATATTGGGAAGAAGTTAGTTGTTTAAATTGCAATGTAAAATTTTTTGCATTAAAGTTTAGGAATCAAAAATATTGCTCAAACAAATGTAGTTCGAGTGTTACCGCCAATGATCCTGAGAGATTAAAAAAGATAAAAAATACTAAGTTAGAGAGATATGGAACTCAATCATATGTTAATCCATATAAAGCAAAAGAAACTTGTTTGGTGAAATATGGAGTAATTAATCCAGGTCAAATTGAATCAGTTAAAGAAAAAATAAGAATTACGTTTTTAAAAAATTATCTTATAAAATTAAAAACGTCTGAAAGATTAAAAGGTCTAGTAATTCCATTGTTTGATGAGTCTAGATTTATTAGTACTTTTCGGTCTAACATTTATCCTTTTCAATGTAAAAAATGTAATAATATTTTTGATGATAATTTAGATGATGGACGAATACCGAGATGTTTGATTTGTTTTCCTATATTATCAGGAAAATCTAATGGGGAATTGGAAATTGTAAATTATATTAAAGAAATATGTTCTGATGATATTATTCTTAATAGTAGAAGTATTTGTAAAGATAGAAGAGAGTTAGATATTTATATTCCATCAAAAAATATAGCCATTGAATATGATGGTCTCTTTTGGCATTCTGAAATAGGAGGAAATAAAAATTATAATTATCATTTGAAAAAAACTGAGGATTGTAAAAATTCTAATATATTATTAATTCATATTTTTGAAGATGAATGGGTATATAAACAAGAAATTGTTAAAAATAGATTAAAATACTTAATTGGTTCTAATTCTTTTATTAAAATACATGCAAGGAAATGTAATACAAAAGAAATAAAATATTCTGATATAGATATTTTCATGGAGAATAATCATATTCAAGGAAATATAAAATCTCCTATAAATATAGGATTATTTCATAATAATGAATTAGTATCTGCTATGTCCTGTGGAAATCTAAGATATTCTTTGGGAAGTTCGGCTAAGGAAAATGAATATGAACTATTAAGATTTTCAACAAAAAATGGATATAATGTTAGAGGATCATTCTCTAAGTTATTTTCTTTTTTTGTAAAACAATATTCTCCAGATAGAGTTATTACATATTCTGACTTAAGATGGGGAAATGGAGAAGTATATAAAAAAAGTAATTTCACATATATTGATAAAACATCTCCCAATTATTGGTATATAAAAAATGGAGATATTAATCGTTTGCATAGATTTAGTTTTAGAAAATCTGAACTTTTAAAAAAACTTAAAACATTTGATCCATTGCTTAGTGAATGGGAGAATATGCAATTAAATGGTTATGATAGAATATGGGATTGTGGTAATTTAAAATACGAGTGGAATAAAAATATAAAAAGTTGACATTTTTTTCTTTTTGTGTAATATATAATTGTACAAGCTTTAAGCTTCTCGTGAAGTTAAAGCAGATTAATAGACAAATGAATTGTTATTAAAAAAGAGAAAGGTATAAAAGTATATGAAAAATGCAATGGTTAATTATAGTGCTACTGTTCCTGCGATTTTTGATAGGAACGAATTTCTGACACCATTTTCATCATTATTTGATGAAATATTTAATTCTTCATTTCCCACATTACATTTTGGGAATGAATTTTTTGAGAAGGGAACATATCCCAAGGTTGATGTGGTCGATGAAGAAAATCATATTACAATTGAAGCTGAAATTCCTGGTCTTACAAAAGAACAAGTTTCGGTTGAAATTGATAATGGGGTTCTTCGTATTAAGGGAGAAAAGAAAGATGTATGTGACAATACTTCTAAGAAGTATGTGCATAGGGAACTAAAAAGATCGGCATTTTGTCGTTCTTTTTCTGTAGGAAATAATATTGATGAAAGTAAGATAGATGCAAAGTTTGATAATGGTATTCTAAGAATTATTTTACTGAAAAAAGTTCCAGATGTAAAACAAGAGAAGGCAAAAAAGGTAGAGATAAAATAAGCAAATAAGAAAATCCAAACCCCATTCATTATAATGGGGTTTTTTGTTGTACTTTTCCTTTAATGTGTAGATATTTATAAAGTATATATGAAAAAAGAACTTTTAGAATATCTTATTAGAAGTTGTGTGCGTGAAGTATTAACACAAACAGATGAGGAAAAATCAATTGAAATGGAAGATGGTAATGATCATGAGATAGAGGTATATGATGATGGTAATAATAGAGATGAAGAGGGAGATAAAAAGCATCATGGAGATATAAAATCTAATCGGGATCATCCATATTCTTCTATATTAGACAAACATCATACGATGCCGATTGCAAAGGCAATGGGATTGAAGGG